GGAGGATAAATGACTGAAGAAACCATTAAGAAGTATACTTATACTAAAGAACAAGTCGATAGGATGATTGCTCATGCAGTTCAAATAGCAGTTGCTCAGGCACGTGCTATTGATGAAGAATCTATGCGTAAGCATAACCGAGAGGCAACTATCATTAGTATGATCCTTGGGTTTACTACCCTTGCACTATTTGTTGATGGTTTACTTCGTATACTTGGTGTCATCCCACCGTTTATGCACATCGATGTTAATATTTTAGATAAGATTGCTAATAGAGTTGAGACTGATGTTATAGATAAGATAAGACAAGTGCCAATACAGAAATTACTGGGAAGATGACACCCTTAATATCACTATTATTCATCGCAGTCATGCTGTGCCTTACAGGTGCAGCATTTGCTTTGATCTTTAAAAATCTTAGTGATATCAATAAGTTACAATCAAAACCAAAAAGAAGAAGACATCCAGAACTTGAAGAGATAAATGAAGGGGATGAGTTATTGGTTGTTAAATTTTCACCTGATTGGGAGGAAGGTGAAGTTGATATTAAATTTACTCCTGATAATGATTTTACTGACAGAGTATTAGACAAATCATTACAAAAAAGAATACAACAGTTGAATGATCCTTGGGATGATGAAGATGATGATGACGGAGATATTATTGCAAGAGTGTAACTAAAAACTTAAATTATTATAAAAAAACCCCCATTTGTGAGGATTTCGTTATAAAATACTGTGTAGATATCAACACAATATATGTCAGGCGATTATTTTTCACATAACGATCAACAACCACCTTTGCCCTGCAAAGCATCACAAGCAATGGATGAGATTAAGGAGTCGAGATGGCAGAATACTAATTACGTCCTAGAGATTGAAAGTATGTTTGTTCAAGCAAGGTGGAGAAACGACAGTCCATTAAGAGAGTAGGTCATATATTATTCAACTCTCATTTCTCAGGAAACCGCAAAAAAAACTCGGCATATTTTTTAGTCAAAAAGGTTTTTTAGTAACCCCCGTAACTACCAGAGGAACCAGAAGAAGAACTACTACTTGAACTAGAACTTGATGAAGAACTACTACTTGAACTAGAACTTGATGAAGAACTACTGGTTGATGAAGATGTGGTGCTAGTCGTAGTTGATGTAGTAGTCGGTGTAGTAGAAGTCGATGTTGCTACACCTGCTGCAGTTTGAAGATTTACGCTAAGTGAACTAGGACCATTATCGTATGATGCTACATTTCCTACAGCAACTGATCTACTAACACTAGCACTAATATATCCTCTAGTATCTAAGAACCTCTGAGAAACACTCAGGGGTGTTTTTTTATGATTAAAATCATCTAATTCTTTATGTGGTAAGTATGCCACTAGATCATCAAATTCAGAAACCATCTTATCTACTAGGAATGTTTGAGGTATTCTTATAAGTCTTTTTTTCTCATTTATCCAAGTTTCATATTCAAAGTTTGATACTGGTGTTATAGATTCGCTTTCTGTCTTAGTTGTTCCATCTGGTAATATTGCACGAAATGACTTATTTACTTGAATGCCCTTTTGTATGAAAATATTACCATTATACAGAACTTCATTAGTTTCGTAATGATGGTTTCCATCAACTTCTGCAAGATCATACTTATCTACAACATAGTCATATAGTGTTTGATCATCTTTTGGCCATTGACTGTATACATCAGTAATATTGTTTGTAATCAATATAACCCAATCTAGATGAGGATCACCCAACATTGCCTGAGCAACATCAGAAGGTTTTTGACCTGGAGTTATACTTCTATTTTCAAACATTGTCACGTATTTCTCTACAGAGTTTCTTAACTGAACACGTCTGAATATGTTTTTTACGAGACGGTATTTAAATGCCTCATCATCTTTAATACCTTCTCCAACGTATACGCTTGGTAATTGTTTAAAATAAGACATTTTATGCTCCGAACTCGATATCTTTTTGCGTAAGTAGTTTTGTTTCAGTAAATGCTACATTCAAAACTATTGCTGGAACTTGAATTTCTCTACTACCAGTCTTACCAGCAGCAGTTCTCTTAAATGCAACATACTGATTATCTGGAGTGTAGTTAACACTAATTCCAGTACATACAGAAGGCATAACTTTAAAATGCATTCCTGGTGCATTAGTTGATGTGAATGAGTTCCTATTAGGATCCATACGCATAAAATCTATTTCCCATTTGCAAGGTATTTTAAAGAAACGGTTTGCATTAGCACTATCAGTAGTACTGTTAGTAGTGCCAGCAATAGCATCTAAGAAATTTGAACTGAATGAGTCATTACCGTCACCTTCCCTCATATCTTTCAAACTCCCACCTTGATGATCATATATTCCACCAGATTGAATATCTGGATGGGAATGCATCTTGAATGTTCTTATTATGCTTTGTATTTCTCTTGCTTCATCATCATTTCTAGAAAACATTTTGAAACTGAAGTTATGATTACGAAAACTCATACTATTGAATATTTGTTCCGTATATGGGTTAAATACCCTTCCTCTAGTTAATGCTTCTAGACTGTTAACATCAATATTTCCTTGCATACCTAGAAATCCACTAATATCATTAGCAGCATTGGTAATAATACTAGCACTAAACTCAGGTAATGCTGCTTTCGCTGCATCTTGTAATTTTCCAGCAATATCTTTATAATCACCACCACTTCCCATCATACCAGCAAGAGCAATACCACCAGCACCAATATCTACTTGTCTATAGTTTGCCTGATAACCTGTTTGTAGGTTAGGTGGCATTGACATATAGATATCTTCTTCCTTGAATGTTTTTGTTGCATTTACATTTGCTAAACCATATCCATATCCACCACTTTGATATGAAACACCTTGATCTACAGAACCACTGCCTGTTCCAGCAGCAAATCCACCATTTTCACCAAATACCATTTCAAATGGTCTAAATCTTACATAGTCAATAGCCTCTGTTGGTGCTTCTACATCAGGATCGTTAGATCCAGAAGGCACTGGGGGTTGTTTGGGATATCTGTATATTTGTGCCACTGACCGCCTAAATATTATGTGATCTGTATATATTTATGCGTTATAAGCAAGGAAAATACAATCCTCGAAGACCAAGTAAATATAAAGGCGATATTCGCAAAGTTTTTTACAGGTCGGGATGGGAATTGAAGTTCATGCTTTGGTGTGATACAACTACTTCAGTAACTGAATGGGGTAGTGAAGAGATTATTATTCCCTATACTTCTCCTGTTGATGGAAAACGACATAGATATTACCCAGATTTTTATGTGAAAGTGAACGGTAAGAAATATGTTGTTGAGGTAAAACCCTCTAAGCAGACTAAAGAACCTAAAACACAAAAAAGACATACTAAAAGGTATATTACCGAAGTTATTACTTGGAGTGTTAATAAGGCAAAATGGCATGCAGCAACAGAATTTTGTAAAGATTATGGAATGGAGTTTATGTTAATTACAGAAAAAGAACTTAAAGTATAATGGCAATTCCAGGAAAAGACGGTGCTAGGTATCCATCTCTTCAAGCGTTTCAATCGTTTTCGCTGAAGGATAGGAATTATGCACCAAGTTTTACCAATTTATTTTCGTTCCATATAGGAACACCTACTATTCTTAGAAGTACCGAACAACTTGGTGTTGGGAATACCAGTACTATAGGACAAACTTCTACTATTTTTACATCAGAAATAGGTAAGTTGCAGAACTGCTTAAATTTTTACTGCAAGACAGTTAATTTACCAAGTAAGCAGTTGACCACTGGTCAGGTTGTTAATGTTGGATCTGCTTATAAGTATGGTACTGGAACTTCATATAGTCAGATAAATGCAACGTTCCTTATGCCAAGATCACAGCATACAAGAAATTATTTTGAAAGGTGGATGTCATTACTTTCACCAGATTCTAACCAGTATGTAGAGCATTATGATCATTATGTTTCTCCAAGAATTATGATATACAAGTGGGAAAGAGGTGGAGGAGGAGATGTATCAAATATTAATGAGATTAAACAAGCAATGAGAAATTTGTATGGTACAGAATACGATGAAGCAAATTATATCTGGCCAAAACAATATAAATGCACTGCTGCATGGGAGTTGAGAAAGGCATTTCCATATAATATTGGATCTATTCAATTAAATAATGAAAAAGCAAGAACTATGTCTATGACTGTTGGGTTCTTCTATGAAAGGTATAGATTTTGGGTTGAAGATGAGTTTGATGA